GCATCCTGCTGCTGCTCACGAATTTCAAGAGCCTTGTTGCCTGACACAAGGACGATGACAATGTCCTTATCGAGTCTGTCAAGCTTGAACTTCTCAGAGCCCTTCAAACGAATTGCTTTGACCTGCTCCGCCGTCAGAAATGCCATGTGCACCCTCGTTATGGTTGAGCTACGAGGACAAACTACGACATCGCAATCGAATGTGCCACGGCCCTGGCAGGCGGGCGGCGAAGCACGCGCTACCAGGGCCATGAACCTCGTCTCCTGAGCGGAATTTCTTAACCGGCGGGCGGAGCCTTGAACGCACCAACGGTGACGCTCGTCACAGCGGAGTAAGTGACGTGCACAAGCGATGACGCGTCATTGTACAAACCAGACGGGAACGGGCCGAAGATGGCCGTGTGGCCGGCCGTGACGGTACGAGCAACCGCGGTCGGCGTCACGCCATCAACAACACCCTGGTTGATGCCGCTGAAGCTGAACGTGACGGTGTGGTCAGAACCATCGCCGTTCTTGATGACGAAATACGTCTGTCCGTCATTCGTGAACGTATCGCCACCGCCTGACGCTGCGGCGAGGCTAGAAAGGTCGTACGGCGTGGCGCGGCCGGACGTTCCAGGGGTAATCAGTGCCATGAATCAGTCTCCTTGCAAGTCTTACGACGGGTAAGTGTAGGTTGCCTGACCAGTGATGCGCAGCGAACAGCTGCCTTTCACAATCTGGTTGACAGCGCCGCTGAGTTCAGGGGCACCAGTGACGATGGCCGCGAATGAGACAATGGTCGGAGTGACGCCGCCCGAGTCGACGAGCTGCAGCTTGAAGTTGCGCTTGGTTCCAGCACGAAGGTCAGTACGCAGGCCCTGCTGCTGAGCGTCCGAACCAACCCAGTTCACATCAAACGTGACTTCGCCATTGTCCGGCAAGCCTGAGATGTATTCCATGGCAGTGGAATCGAAACTCGAAGCATCGAGCTGCGGTGCTTTCTCGGTCGGGCCTTTCCAGCTGAGAACCTCAGCGATAGTCGTGAACGTCTCAGAGCCAGCGCCATCGCCGCGCTGCAGCTTGACACCTTTGGTGCTTGTAGCCTTCGTGGTCATCGCGATTTTCCTTCCCTCGTAGAGGGCTCGTCAGCAGGGTAGACAAATATTGACGCTTCGGGTGGACAGCTATAGCCACAACGAGAAGTCCATTGAGACACGGTGATACTGAGTCTCGTTGTCAAACAAGTCGCGGCTTATCTCACGCCAAGCCGAAATCGTTTGACTTGATTGGCTAGCGAGAGCAGAATCAACGGCGGCGGCCAGCGCTTGTACTTGAGCATAACCACCACCGCCTGCAGAAGTCGGACGGGCGTAGCAGTCAACCTGTACACGCGCGTTCACGGCTCTCGTAGCGACTGAACCTGTCAGAGAGTTCTCAGGAACGTCAGAGATGACGCTGTAGACAATTACCGGAAGCAGAGAGCCTTCAGGAATCACACCTGGAAAGATGCGGTTGCCGACGATGGCTGAAACTCCAGCATCACCTGTCAGCACTGAGTACACAGCTTCGCCGGCCGTCATCCGGCCCCCAGAGCATCTTGAATCCCTGCACGAAGTTCGATGGCGAGCGCATCGAGGACTGCTGACGCGTTGGCGGCGAGGGCGGGGCGGAGGAACGGGTGTGGTTGTTGCTTAGCCGTACCGAATTCAATCCAATGCCATCGACGCTTCGGTGGAAGCTCGCCAGGCTTACCTACGGCCTTGCCGATGACGATACCGACCGCTACGCCGTCGCCCTTCTTCACAACTGAAATACGTAGAGAGTCGGCGAGCGCACCTGAATCGCGTGGAGCCATTCTCTTCGCCGCCTCGAGCACAGGCTTGAATGCCTTGCGCGCCGCTTTCGCAAGCGTCTTGATGGCGAGGTTCCCACCTATTTCAACGAGCTGGGCATGCAGACCGTCTAAGCCCTGTAGCTTGATATCAATCATGTAGTGGGCTCGTTCGTCAGCTCAAGACAAGCGATGCGCATCTCCGCTTTGTAACCGTCAGGGTCGACGGCGGAGAGGATGTCATAGAGAACGCCATCACAGATGAGCCGCATCTGCGGTAGCACTGCGACATCACGCGGGAACCTTGTGATGAAGATTGTCGGAACACGCGCACTTCGTTCGTTGGCACTGAACAATTCTCGGCCGTCAGCTCGGCCAATAGACGCGCGTCTGATACAGACAATGTTCCAAGCAAACTGCTGCTCACCGAAAGAATCCTGAGTTGTAGTCTTCTGTTCGATGCGAATGGTCTTCCGCATCGGCCCTGGGTTCAAGGGCATCGGTCAAATCCTGTTGAGCCGATATGGAGAGATGAGAGCGTTGTATGCGAAAGCCACGGGCACGAGCGCACGCGTCGCCAGCTCAGGCACACGGTTCTCATACATCTGAGCAATGAGAATGAGTAACGCCTGCTTGATTGGTTGCGGAATGAGGTCAGTTCCAGTTCCAGCCCAACCAACTGAGTACCTGATTACCACAGAATTCCAATGGTCAAGCGTCAGCGGCCAGGTCTGAGCATCCTTCAACCGAACTCGGCCAGGTACCGAATACGTATCAAGTTCATAGACACTTGTGTCAAGCGTCTGCGTCGCCCCGTTCGGGTCGAGATAGGTGAACGCGACAATGGGAGAAGAGGCGGCAAGCTGGCCCATCGGCAGCTCGAGATACGGAAAAAAGCGGTAGGCGCGGTCGGTATTCGTCCACTCGTACCCGACCATCGCGCTTGAGAAATTCCTGCGGGCTGGAAGCTCGAATCGGTCCGCGCCTAAGAATCCTGGCAACGCAATCTCATACGTCTGCAGGAGAAGGCCACGCCACATCACTTGTTCAGTGTACGCGCGAGCGGCAGTAATGAGGTCAGTGACATATGCATCATCAGTTGCATCGTCAAGTCGCAGATGTGACTTCGCCTGCTGGAGCGTGACCGGTTCTGATGCGGGCCCTGTGATGAGACGGATGAGCATCGAAAGAGTCGGTCACCCTTGAGAGGTAGACACAAGCCTTCCTGGAGAAAGGCTTTGTCCCGACCCAACTTCTTTTACGGCGTGGCGACCGGCATCACGCGCGGGTTGCTGAGGATGGCGAGGCCTGCGACGTAGCCACCAGTGGTGGCAGCCGCCTGCGTCGCCTTCATCCGGTAATACCGGAAGCCAGCCGCAGCGACGTTGACGCCCTGGCGCTTGCACACGCTGTCATCGGTGATAGCCTCCGACAGGTCGGCGTTGATGAGGTTGTTTCCGGTCAACTGCGCCTCGTCCGACATGTTCGATGCGTTGCCGCCGAACACCTGGGTCGCCCAAGTTCCGTCGGTCAACACGCCCGTCTGAAAGACGAACGTGAGCGACTCGTAGCCGGCGGTGTCGATGGTCGAGCCGGTCTTCGTACCGTTCGAGTTGTAGATGACAGCAGGGTCGATGCTCGTGAGCACCTTCATCTTCGTGACTTGGTCCGTGTTCATGTTCTTTTATCCTTTGCTGGTTGGTTTTTGTTTTCGTTGGAAGGTTTAGAGGCTCGGCCTTCGCTGCGCCGAGCCTCCATGGTTGAAACTTAGGTGCGGGTCGAGTTCAGCGTCACGATGGTCGACAGCGTGTTGGAGCCGTGAGCGCGCGCGACAGCCGCAGGCCAATAGCTCTGACCACCGATGCGCATCACGAAGCGGAACGCCGTGTGGTCGCTGTCGAAGTACAGGTGGATGCTGACATCGGTCCGCATGCCATCGGTCTTGATGACCGACAGGTACTGCGACGGAATGCAGAGGATGATGTCACCCTCAGTGCCGACCGTGGCGCACGCCTCGAGCGGAAGAACCGGCCGACCATAGATGGTCGCATACGGCCGCTCGCTGAAGCCACCAGGCTGCAGGTACACGGGATACGCCGGAGTCGTTCCGGGCATCACCATGACCTGAAGCGCAGGCTCGACGTCCTGATTGATGAGCCAATACGCCTTCTGACGAAGCGGGCCGTAGAGACGCGACCACATGTTGGCCAGGTTCTTGGCGACCACGGTGCCAGCACCCTGACCAGACTCCGCCGCCTGCGTGATTTTGCAGGCGGCGTTCAGCATTCCCTGCGGGCGGGCAACACCCGAGCCATTGATGATGGCGTCGTTGATGAATGAAGTGAACTTCTCGGGGACCTTCGTCGACAGCCACTGCGTCAACGCTGGAACGTCCTGCATCAGCTCATCGGTGATGGGCACGATGGCAGCGAGCTTGTTCAGCTTCGTCTCGAGCTGGCCGAGCGACGGCTTTGAACCGGTGATGGTCCCACCTTCACCCGTCCATGCCGGCAACACGCCGCCGGACGTCTGCCACGGGGTCGAGGTGTCGAGCGGCAGGATGAGAGAGTTGCTCGAGGTCACCTGCTGGTCGGTGAGCGACAGCAGCGACTCCTCTCCCATGATCTGCTTCATGATCTGCTGACGGAAGTCGGGCGGCACGGCGAAGCCGCCGTCGGAGTTGAGGCCTTCCTGACCGAACGTCGACGGCGCGTTCATGATGCGAAGGTCAGGCTTGCCGTTCTTCGTCTGCTTCGCTGCGATGGCCCACTCGCCGAACGAGCGAAAGCCGAGCGAGGTCTTGCGCGTTCCGACCGGCATTCCGCCGTGCACGCTCGAGGCGTACGGGCGACGAGCTTCCTTGGCGACAACCTCGCCGTCGTCGACCGGCTCGTCATCGTTCGTGCGACGCTGCTGCGGCTCCTCGAGCGCGCGACGACGCGCTTCCATGTCACTGGTGCGCGACCGCGCCAGAATCTCAGCCTCGAGCTTGTCGAACTCGCGGCCATTCTCCTCGAGCGTCTTCATCTCTTCGGGGTTCAGCTCCCGCTTCTCTTCGTCACAGACGTTCTGAATGACTTGCGACGCTTCGGTCAGCTCGCCCAACCGCTTGTGAAGCAGGTCGATGCTGTTCGTAGGCTTGAGCGACTCGACGACGCCGCCAGTCGCGTTGCTTCCCTCTGACTTCTTCTTGATTGCCATGTTCGTTGTTTCCTTCGTTGGACTGCGGGGTTTACGCGTCTCGACGGCTTGCCGTCGTCGCGCCCTTCTGCGGGCTGGCCCGCGTGTGCTGTGCCTGCAAAGCCTTTGCTCTTTCTGCGCCGAGCTTGGCCGTCACGAACTGCATGCGTTCAACCTGAGTCAGACGGAGCCGCTCAGCAGTCGCATTGACGGCCGCGCTCATCGGAAGCTTGGACGCGGCGGCGGAGGGCTCGGCGGGAGCGTCCTCGCCAGCAACCTCATCAGCGAATTTCGCATCGACGGACTGCTTGGCGTTCATCCACGTCTCAGCTGACATCAACGTTCGCATCTCGTCGACAGAAGCGCCGGTCTTCTTTGCGTAGATGCTCGCGATGTCGTCATTCTGCATGTCGAGCAAATCAGCGTAAGCCCGAAGGTCAGAGGCGTTGCCCATCGCCCCACCCCAGGCTTCGTGAACCATCCACGTAGCGCCGAGGCTGTTGACGATTCGGTCGCCTGCCATCGCGATGAGAGTTGCCGCGCTCGCGCACATTCCATCAATGTGCATCACCTTCTCAGCTCCAAATCTCTGGAGCTGAGAGTAAATGGTTTTCGCCTCGAACACGTCTCCGCCTTCAGAGTTGATGTAGATGTTCAGGACTTT